CGATGGGCTGGACTTCGATTTGATTAACGAAACGTAACGTTCGACCAGCACACGATCGGGCTCGCTGACCCTACGGCCGCCTGACTGCTCAAGGTCGGCAATGAACTCGGCGATCATCCGCTCCCTGATAGCAGCGTACTTGGCGGCCTGATTAATGCCGCGCTGAAACGGCCTGCCCCGACCTCGGCGCCTTGGCCGTCCGATTGGCGAATCGCTGGCTGGATTCATGGCTACGGACATCTTCCCAAAGATCTTATTGGATTCGGGTTGGACATGTTCGCGGTATAACGCCGGAAGTGTCCAGAACACAAGAGTTTTAGCCCTATTGTTACCGCCCGACAAGGGCGGAGATCAGCAGCACAGGGAGGGGAGCGGAGCTATATTGGCCGGTCAGATGGCCCGAAAAAGCCGATAGTGGGTTGGTGGAGGCGAGCGATGTTTCTGAACTTCAGAACTTCAAGAACCTTAGATTCGAGGATTCTCTTACTTCTATTAGTTATTATTTCTATTTTATAAGTTTGTAAGAATATGAAGTTCAAGAAGTTCAGAAGTACAATAGAAGTATAGACAAGGACTTAGCCTGAACTTCATCTGAACTTCTGAACTTCATTTAGATCGGCTTCTTGCGCGAATAGCCTTTAACGCGCCTGTTTCCGACGGTTACCAGCTTCGGCCCATCCCAACCCAAGCGCTTCATACACGCTGCAAGGCGCTTCCAGGCGGGGTGTCCCTGTCGGCTGATGTGAATGCCGATCACGGTCTTCAATAGATCTTGGCTCTCAACGCCCTCAATGTTGCCGTCGACCGTGCCAACGATATCAGCGAGAAGGTCATCCCACGGATCATGCTCCTGCCGCTCATCCTGTGCAGCGCGTGCGGTCGCCCACAGGTCTTCGCGCAGGACAATCGACATGCCGGTCCTCTCGTAGACGGATGCCTCCGCCCACAATTGATCACGGTCGCGCTTTAACGCCTCGATGTCGATTACAGACGTCCGGATAGGCCAGAAGCGCCTGTCGGCCTCCTTCAAGTATTGGTCGTTGTTCGTTGTCGCGAAAAAGATCGGCGTGCGCGGCATGTCGGTCCTGAAGTGCCCATATGCCTTGCGCGCGCGATCGACGGTCCTCGATATAAACGACTTCATATGCTCAACGTCGGTCTTGCGGATGTTGGACAGTTCCGCGATCTCGTAAAGCCAGACGCCGGCGAGAAGCTCCTGCACCTCCCGGTCGCGCGTGCCGAGGATGGTCTGATCGCTAAAGTTCTCTTTGCCGGCTAGCACCTCGATCGCTGTGCTTTTCTGCGTGCCCATCTCGCCCTCTAGGACGACCACAGGATCGAATTTCGTGCCCGGATAGCGTGCACGACGCACAGCGGCGATTAGCGCCAGCCGACCGAACTCACGGTTCAATTCGGTGTCTTCTGCACCGAGATACGTCACAACCCATCGGTCAAGGCGGTGCGTGTGATCCCACAGCGGCTCCGCAGCGTCGAGGTAGTCGACCACAGGGTTGAAACGATTCCTGATGCAAAGCTGCTCGACCGCGTCGATCGTGTTGTTCTTCTTCGGGTCGAAGCCGTATGCGGCATGGATCTTCCGCCGGAGATCGGTGACGACAAAGTCGAGATTGGCGAGCTTAGCTGCGACCTTACCCTCTATAATGTGCCTATCGTGAAAAACATCGTATCGGCACACGACGCCGAGAGCTAAGAGCGCGCGCCGTGTATTGGTGCACGTAGGATGTGGGCGACCTTGCTTGTCTGTGCCCTCCCACATAATCGGCTCGTCGGGCTCGGCCTGACCGTCACCACCAACTGCCCCCTCGGCAGCGGTGATCTTGCGCCTGTCCTGCCACTTATCGAAACACCGTTGGACCTCTGGTCGGAGCCGACCGGCGTATCTGCTACCGATACCGTTTATCCACTTCGCAAGTTCATCGACGACCGCATCGACCGTCATACCCTTGCTATGAAGGTAGCCAACGACGCGGTGAAATACCGCGCTGACATCGCTTCCGGCCGGAGCACCGTTCTGGATGACATTATTCCAGTCGATCGAGCCGCTACCGTTGGCGCCGCCGGCGTTATTGAGATCGACCTTCTTCGCTGCCTTCTTCTGGCTGTGATGTGCCTCGATCTTGGCAAGCAGATCTCCGGACGGCGGTAGCTCGGTGCATTCGCCAACCTGAAGCCCTGTGATGGTGATGTATCTTTCATTGTTGCGATAGATCTCGATTCCAGCACCATCGCGCGCGCCATCAACCTTGAACCTGTTGGCGACCTTGTCGCCTTCACCGAGCGCAATAATCCGGAGCCCATTGCCAGATGGTGTGCGCTCGACGTACGCGCCCCTCGCCTCGGCGATCCAATGTGCTGCCCAGGCATCGGGCTCGCCAGTCTCCGGGTCGAGACAGTGGTCGAGGTCAACGACATCGAACGTCGTGCCGAGCAGCATGAAGCCGATACCATCGATCTTACCGTTGGCGCGCGCCATGGCGTCGATCGCCTGGGCATATGACGTCCACGTCTCCGGGGCGTTGTTTCTGGCGTTGCGCAAGCCGTCACAGGCTACGTATGGCGGCTTCGTCCACTTGGTGTTGCCCTTGCGGTCCTTACGGTTAAGCCAGCCCCACAAGACCCAATGGTCGAGACAGCACAGCGGTTGCAGCGCCGGCGGAAGGTTGGCGAGGTCGCCGCGGAGCGCGTTCGGCTTATTCGTCGTCATCGTTTAGCCTCGTGTAAATTGAATGCAGCCACCTAGCTTGGTTCTCTGATGGCCATCCGCGTGCGGTCCAGCGCACCATGTCACTGACGAACTTTTCTTCCTTCTCAGAAAGGCGCCAACTGTTGTCTCGGCAGTAGATCGCCATCGAATGCCAGTCCGGATCGTCTTCGTCTTTCCCTCTCCGCCCTGTGCCGCGGCGCGCGCTCGTCCCGTTGCCGTTCTCGCTGTGCTTCTGCTCGCCGGAGCCACCCTCGACTCGCTTAGCGAGCGCATGAATGTCGGTGCCGGCGCCCTTGAGCGTCCGTATGATCGCCTGGGCGGCAGCTACAACCTCGCCGTCGCGCGGGCTCGAAAGCATACGCACGAGCTTGCTGAGCTTGTCTGAGACGTCGTCAATGCTCATCGGCAACCTCTGAACGATCCCGATATTCATCCTCGTTGATCTTCCGTGGCTTGCGGCGCCGCTTAGGTGACTTCCATTTTCTCGGATGCTGAGTGTCGAGCCACGCACGGCACGCCCTTAGCGCTGCGTCGTACTGCGCCCAGGCTTCGGCCGGGATTCGGTGATAGCCGCCAAACTCTGCGACTAGTTCTTGCAGGCACCTCGGCAGGAGAAGCTCAAGCTGCTTATTCATGATGCCTTCCAGCATCTTTCCTTGTGACCGCACATTCGGCAGCGCCAGTTGTCGGGATTGGTGGTAAAGCGCGGCAGAAGTTCGCCAGCCTTGGTTGCGGCGATTACTGTCTCGGCGCGCATAATCGTCGCGCGCGTCAGTCCGGGGTCGTAGGGCACGAGAATGTGGACGCGCTCACACGTGTCCGCGTTGACGACGGTGAAGATCGCCGGATGTTCGCTGACACTTAAGAAGTGCTGATACAGCGATACTTGCGCCGCGTATTGCGGATAGGTCTTCACCAAGCCGTCACGGTCGACCGAGCGCCAACCCTTCGCGTTGACGGCCTTGTGCTCCCATAGGCACGGGTAGCCGATGCCTTCAATCTTCGGCCCATCGGCGAAGATGCCGTCAGCGTGACCTGACAGCATTCCATCGAGCGCTGAGAACCTTAGCTGGTCGCCCGGAGAGAACTTGAAGCCGGCGCGCGTAAAGTGCTCGCGCGACCGTCCCTCGAAGTAATGTCCTCTATCGAAGATGTCGCGTATCCGCGCCGGATGTGACGGATCGACCATCCAATCGAATTGAATGCGGCGGAGACACTCGTGCCCGACGCCACTGGCACCGAGATAGTTGCGGGTGTGCTCGGCGACCACGCTAGCATCGATCCTGGCGTTGATAGCGATGCTGACCGGCGCGGCCGAGCGTTCATTGCGGTTGAAGTCAGGCATGGCTGTCTCTCTGGGTTACGCGATCTCGGGGGAATCGTCGGTCGTCTCGGGCTTCGCCGCCTCTGTGCCGTCAGGCGCGCGCTCGGTGCCCATACGCTCGCCTTTGTCACGGGCAAGCATCGCTCGGCGGGTAAGGTCGAGGGCGTCGTTCAGGAAGGCGACTATGTCGTCGCGCGACATTTGACCGAGAGGCTTCGACCAGTTGATTTCGCAGTTCGCTAATTCCGGAAGGATCGATTCAATGGCGCCGATGTCCCACGGGTTGGGCTTAAACTCGTCGTTGCCATAAAAGTACTTATCCGACCCGACACCATTGTTTGTTGCCTGTCGCGAGCGCGTGCAGATCCATCCAAACAGCACAGCGCTGACGATCCAGCCCCATTCGGAGTCGGATAGCCGGCCGATCGGCGTGTTGGGGGGAATCGCGCCGCCACTTACGACGGCGCGTCCTTTCTCAATAGCAACTCGTGTTGCCTCTCGCTGCCAGCAATCTTCGATCGCAGCCAGCGTCGGAAGGCGAAGGTTGCCTTTCTTGATTGCCATCACTGCGCCCAAGCAGGCTTGGTGATGGGCGCTCCACCGTTTGCACCGTGGGGCACGACCGGCCGGGCAACCTGCTCGACTGGCTTCCAATCTTTGTGATCGGGCGTGACAATGAAGGAGAGAACATTCTTCGCTTTGAAGTCACCCTTCGCTGGCAGCACACCGATCTGGGCGATAAAGCGCATTCCGTTGAAGTCACTATATTCAACGTTGCGCGCCTTCTTCGCTTCATCGGACACATCGGTCGGCTTGATGCCGCGCGCCGACTCGATGATCGCGCGCAGTTTCCTGTGCGTGATATCGGCCGCCGTCGCGTGGCCGTCGCTCGTCCCCGTGACCGTCATCCAGTCCCAGAACTTGCGCCGGTCATACGGCCCGCCAACGAGCACAAGCTCGCAGTCGAGCCCTTCGGCCTGACCGTTGTTCGACCGCTTGAATAGACCACCCTCGCCGGCGCCGCCGGGTCGGATGTTCAGTTGAACGACCGAGATCGTTCCGTCAGGGATGACGTCGAACGACCGCTGTTCACTCGCGTTGTTAAAATCGTAAGCCATAACTAAAAATTTCCTCGTCTTTCTGGGCAGGATGATTATTCGGCGGAATCGCTGCCCTTCGACTGCGCCGATAGTTTCGTGAGAAGCTCACCGAGATCCGGGCGCTCGATCTGTTCGAGACGCCCCGATCGGTCTTTCGCGGGAAATTGCCAAGGGTTCGGAGCCGTGCAGACGAGCGCGCGCGTCAGACTGCCGTCGCCGAAGTTGATCCATTGATAGGTGATGACCTGATCGACGACCGCCGGCAGTTCGCGCGACGTCCGTGCACCCTCAAGCTGAAGCCTGTGCTCGGTGCGACCGTAATCGTCGGTTACGGTTTCAAGAATGCCGAGGAAGATGACGTTGGCTTCGCGCGCCTGCTGTAGGTGCATCAGCCACATGATCAGTTCGCGCGCGTGCAGGCCGTAGGCGCCGCGGAGGTCACGCTTGCCGGAGCGCTCTGAGAATGCTTCGGGTTGCTGGCTTGCGTGCGCGAAGCACAGGCGGCCGACAGCGGTTAGGGAATCGATAAAGAGGGCCTTGTATGGCCTCGGACTGCCGAGCCTGCCGACTGCGTCATTATAATGTGCCTCGCTGTATAGGGCGTCTGCCGGCACCGCTGGATTTTGGCCGGCAAGAATGACGGCGAGATCTCGGCACTCTGCCCATGTGCGCGGCCGGGTGGTGTCGACGGCAAGATCCTGAACGGACAGGTCGCCGGCCTCGACATCGACGAACAACGTCGAGGCGAGTAATTCCGGCTTCAGCGTGCGCAGCAAGCTGGTCTTGCCGACGCCGGCCGGGCCGACGATCAGCGCTTTGACGCCGCGCGCACTGGCTGTGCGCTCCGCGGCTGTGATGATGCGGCTGGTCATTAGAGTTCCTCGCTATAGAGAGCGTCGTACTGTTGCCGGATGGCTTCGACCTTGGAGTCGTCATCCGGATGATCGGGGTGCGCGAAGACGAGCGTCGGTGGACCGACGTGATCGCGGCTCCAGCAAAACCATGCGTGGTTCGTTGACGGTGACGCGCCTGGGCGAGGAAAGAAGATGATCCTCCGCAGCAACTCGATCTTCTTCGAGAACATCGGACAATCGGCAAAAAGATGCCTTCTCGTCTTCGCGTGCGCGTAATTCGTATCTAACAACATCGCCACGAAGTCAGCGTGCGCGAGCGCGTGCTCAATGAAGAGTTTTGCTGCGCGGTATGGCGGGTTTGATATCAAAGCCTGATGGCGACGGTCGTCTTTCAGAAAGTCACAGCCGTCGCTGAGATCGCTGCCGGTGACGTTGAAGCCAGCCGCGCGAAAGACGCGCATCGCTGTGCCGTCGCCGCACGATGGATCGTGAATCGAGGTGATGCCCTTGGGGACGTGCACGACCATGACCTCGTGTGGCCAAGCCTCGCCGAAGTAAGCGTCGTCCTTGACGCGAGGTCGTCCGCTGTGACGCTGCACCATCACAGGCTCTCCTCGACCTCGGTGGCCATGCGGACGGCTTCGCCGACCAAGTTCGCGATGTGATCAAGCTGCTGTCTTGTGATGGCTAGGATCTCGCCCGGTGGGCGACCGATCTGGTCAATCTCGGCGAGCACGACGCCCAGGCGCAGGATCACGCCGTTGGCTGCTCTGAATGTGTCGATGCTGTCGGAGGTCATTCTTTACCTCCGGCCTTGAACTTGGCTTCGAGCTTATCGATCAGCGCGCGCAGCGCCGGGAAGATCGTAGCGATGTCGGCTTTCGGTGAGTCGACATCCGTCATCTCGTCGATGGCACAGGCGACCGCGCGCTCGACGTTTTCGACGCATTCCTTGGTGACGGAGTCGCGGACGTACTCGAAATCGATCTCGTACTCGCCGCACTCCTCCGCCTGGGCGGTCTGCTGATAGCCGGCTATCACCACCCCATCGGCGCCGGAGGGGTCGTCCGTCTTGGCGCCAAGGGGCTCGGCGGTCACTGCCGCCACCAACTCCGGCTCCTGGGCGGTCACAGGCTCGACGGGAGCCCTCCGAGGCTTCTGGCGTGACGGATAGCTCTTGTCATCGCCACCGCTGACACGAGTACAATCTTGTACACCTCGCTTCGCATTCTGTGCTGTGCCGTGGGAGACGCCGGTCGCCGCCGAAATCTTGCGGATCGACGCACTCGGATTGTCCTTGAGGTATTGCTTTGCGGCCTCGATCGGCTTGAACGCGGCGCCGCAATGGCGGCACACCGCGTCAGCGTCTTTGCCGCACGACGTGCAGACGAAGCTGGTCTGTGATGGCTTGAGCGGCAGAATCGTGGCGGACATTACGCCACCTCCGCATTCAAGCTCGCCAACGCGAGGCTGACGGCCGCATCGCGCGCCCTGGAGACGTTCACCATGTCGGAGACCGGGGCGCTGCCGACGCGGACCCGAAACATCCGGGGCCACCACTGGTCGGCCTCGATCGTAGCGAGCACACGGCCGCGGCCGAGCCGGAGACGTAGTCCGTCCCAGGTGAGATCGAGGTGAGAGAAGGTGCGGGTGGCGGGTTGCGGCCGCCGGTTGGCGGCTGTAAGGTTGGTCGTTCCCAAAACATCCTCCGTTGCGGAAGCGGCGCCCTGGCAGGCGCCCTTCTTCCGTGTTGCTAGACAGATTGTTGTTTGGCCTTCTGCTCTTGCCGCTTCAGCCAGCGCTCGTCGGATCGATCGGTGATCCGAGCCATGCGACCAGAGCCAATGACTTCAGGCGCGTCGCCGCGCTTGATCATCCTGTACCACTCGCTACGGGAATATTTCCGCATCGCGCGCCATTCGGCGGGTCGGTATGAGACAGGCATGTCGGCTCGGTCCTTCTGTGCTTCTGCGTGTGCTGCACAGGACCACAGGACCAGGGCATTCCGAAGCGTAGGTGGCTTGGCGCAAAAAATTAGAGGCCGGTTTGATCAATAAAACCGGCCTCAAAACGATCGTGTAGTAGGTGGCTTGGCTATCAGGTCGACGTAGGCATCGGCAGCATTCTCACCATCGATAATCCGCGTGGCGTGTATTCGTAATTGATTCGCGGCGCGCGAAACTCGTTCTCTGGTACGTATGCTTCCTCTACGCCGCGTATTATTCCGGCATCGCTCAGCGCGTGCACGGCTCGGAGAACGGCCTTCTTATCGGACCCGATCGCCTCCTCAATCTCGGCCGCATAGGGAAGGTGTGCGGTGCTTGCCTCCATCAGCCGCATGATCGACATCGGCACCGGAGAGAAGATCGTGTACGTCGTCATAGCGACACCACCTTTGACCGCTCAAGCCCGAACTCCGGCACATTATTGCGGATCGTCTTGGCGACGTCGCTCGGCACGAGGTGCGAATACCGATCTGTGATCTTGGTGCTCGAATGACCCAGGACGTCGGCGATGTACCGCATCGGCGTCCCTGCCTTCACAAGGAACGAGGCATAGCTGTGTCGTAATTCGTGAAAGCCGATCGCCGGAGTAATCTTCGCCCTGTGACACGCCTCCTTCATCCGGCGAACCTGAAAGCTCTTCTTGAACGGCTTGCCGTCGCTCGTCCTGACGATCCGCTCGGCGCCCAGGCGGCCGGCGGTCAACCGGGTAAAAAGCTGCACGCCCTCATTGCCCAGGAATATTGTGCGGACCTTTTTGCTCTTGGACTTGCGGATCGTCAGTGTCTTCGCGTCCCGGTCGAAGTCTCTGACCTCAAGAAGACAGATCTCGCCGTACCTCGCACCTGTAGTCAGCGCTATTTCTACCGCCGGCCGAAACTCCCGATCGCACGTATTGATCAGGCGCGTCGCCTCGGCAACGGTGAGGAAGTTGAGACGTGGCACGTCGACTCCCTTGAACGGCTTGACGCGCGACCACTCCCGATTGCTATCAATGTCGCCCTCCTCGAAGCCGTGGTTTAGGGCGCCGCGGAGGATATTGAACACGCGGTTTGCAGACGCCTGACGCTTCCGAACCTCGTCGGCGTCGTCTGGGTCGAATTTGCGAAAGTTTGGCTTGTTGCCCTTTGGCCGTGCCCGGCCGGGGGAGGACGCCATCGCAGACAACCAATTGCGAATCTGCTTGGCCGTAATCTTGTTGCAATCAATGGCGCCGAGCCGAGGAATAATATGTACGCCGGCTCGGCTCCTGGCGTCGCTGGTATCTTTCCCCTCGTGCTCTAGGCGCAGGAAGTAATCGTCTATTGCAGTCTCGACGGTGTAGGGTCCGCCGACCTTAGCCTGTGCTTCCTGTTGAAGCGTGGCGCGCGCCCGGTTCTGTGCCTGGGCAAAGTTCAGGACTGCGGCGCCGTCAGCGTCGGTAAAGTCGTCGGCGATGCCGATCTGCTCTATGACGTATGGCTGCTTCTTACCCTTCTTCGATACCTGACCCTCAACGAACCTCCGCAAAACCCATTTTCCTGACACAGCGGGCTTGCCTTTGCGGCCGCGCGGCTTGCGGTAGCCAATATGAACGCCCTCCTCGATTGCGCGAAAATACGGCTTGCCGCGTGGCTTGAGCCGAGCCCGTTCTGTCCGTGTGCCTAGTGCGGCGTCCTTCAAGGTGCGCGACATGTCGTCCCCCAGTTCGGTGTCCAATATGAAACCAATATATGTGCAGGAACACACAGAGACAAGGAGGGACAGGGAGGGGCAGTAAATTCGATGCTGCTTGAATTACCGTCTCAAATAACCCTTGTAAAACGACCCATAAACCGCCCAGCTCGGGCGGAATCGGGTGTCGTCTGTGAGCGTTTTCTGCTCGGCCCGTGCGGGAATCGCGTTAACGGAGAGCATGCAAATTGTGGCAACC